CCATGCGTGTTCTTAAGCGGTCTCTATAGGGCCGAACAGGTTATTGCTGATCGGCTCACAACGCTGGCCAACGGTAAGCTGCCCTGGCAGTTCATTGACGCCGATAAGGCGCTGCCGTGGGTGGAACAAAAGACGGGCCTTTCCTTGGCGGCAAGTCAGGTCGCCGCAATCCGTCTGGCGCTGATGTCGAAGGTTCTGGTTATCACCGGTGGTCCCGGCGTTGGAAAAACCACCATCGTGAATTCAATACTGCGGATCCTAAGCGCCAAAGGCGTCAATCTTCTGCTTTGCGCTCCGACAGGGCGTGCAGCAAAACGGATGACCGAGGCGACAGGGTTCGAGGCTAAGACTATCCATCGGCTGCTGGAGGTGGACCCAAAGGCAGGGGGGTTCAAGCGGAACGCTGACAACCCGCTTGAATGCGATCTTCTGGTTGTCGATGAGACCTCAATGGTCGATGTCATGCTTATGCAGGCATTGATGAAAGCGGCGCCCGACAACGCCGCGCTGCTGATCGTCGGCGATATAGATCAGCTGCCGTCCGTTGGCCCCGGCCAGGTGCTGGCTGACATTATCTCGTCAGGCGCAGTTGCAGTTGTTCGTCTCACGGAGGTGTTTCGGCAGGCGGCGCAAAGCCGGATCATCACCAGTGCACACAAGATCAACCAGGGCATGATTCCTGACCTTGCGAAGCCAGAGGGCGAGAGTGACTTTTATTTTGTGCAGGCGGACGATCCAGAAACAGCGGTACTCCGGATCATTGAGTTGGTGCAGACCAGAATCCCACAACGCTTCGGTCTCGATCCAATCCGCGACATTCAGGTGCTGTGCCCGATGAACCGTGGCGGCGTCGGCGCCAGATCGCTCAATGTCGAATTGCAAAAGGCGCTGAACCCAGCTGGCGAGCGAAAGGTAGAGCGCTTTGGCTGGACATTCGCGCCTGGTGACAAGGTGATGCAGATTGAGAACGACTACGACAAAGAGGTCTACAATGGCGATATCGGCTACATTGACGACGTCGATCCTGATACGAGCGAATTGACTGCGAGCTTTGACGGGCGCCCGGTCGTTTATGGCTTTGGCGAACTCGACACTCTCGTGCCGGCCTATGCCGCAACCATTCACAAAAGCCAGGGCTCCGAATACCCAGCTGTTGTGATCCCCGTGCTGACGCAACACTACACGATGCTGCAGCGGAATCTTTTGTATACCGGCGTTACGCGCGGGAAACGCTTGGTGGTTCTCGTTGGTCAGAAAAAGGCTGTCGCCATTGCAGTGAAGAATGTTTCAGGGCGTCGTCGCTGGTCCAAGTTAAACGAGTGGCTTGAGGGATCAGAGACAAGAGCGACGTGAAGCGGCTATGATTATGCCGGTAAAATAGAACCATCCCAACGCAACATCCCCGCATAACACCGCAACCGCCCGCACGCCCCCGACCGCGTCGACCGACATGCACCGGAAGGAGAATTTCTCGCTAGATTGATCGCACTCCAAACCCGAAGTGCGATTGATTGTGATGAAATCTCCCACCCCCAACCCGCTCCATCCCAACCACATGACGGCCGAGGAACGCCTGGCTGAACTGGGGCAGATTCTGGCGCGCGGTCTCATCCGGCTTCACGCTCGCAATTCGAGCGCTTTATCTGCCGACCGTGGAGACAATTCAGTCGACTTCCCGTGCGACCGAAGCGGTCATGCCGTCACCCCGAAACGGAGGAAGGCATGATGAACGACAGCGTATTGACGCGGGTGGCGGCTTTGAAGCGGACGCCCACCCCGGAATTGAAACAGCAATGGCAACAATTATTCGACACGCCGCCGCCGCGCTACAACCGGCGCTTCCTTGAAAGCCGGCTCGCTTACCGGATCCAGGAACTGGCCTATGGCGGGCTAAAGCCCGAAACAATCAAGCGCCTGGAGGCCATGGGCCAGCAGCTCGATGGCGGCAACCCCGTGATGCGGCGGATTCGCACCGATGATAAGCCGATTGCTGGCACGCGGCTGATCCGCGAATATCAGGGCGTCGAGCAAACGGTGACGGTGCTGAATGACGGCTACGAATGGCAGGGGCGGCCTTATCAGTCGCTGTCGGCTATCGCGCGTGCCATCACGGGCACACGGTGGAATGGCTGGCGGTTCTTTGGCCTCAAGAGCACGAGGGGCCGCGCATGACCAAGGGGAGCATCTCAAAACCGGTCACCCAGAAACTGCGCTGCGCCATCTACACCCGTAAATCCAGCGAGGAAGGGCTCGAGATGGAGTTCAATTCGCTGGATGCGCAGCGCGATGCCTGCAGCGCCTATATAGCCAGCCAACGCTCCGAAGGCTGGCTGGAGCTCGCCGGTCACTATGACGACGGCGGCATATCCGGTGGCACGCTGGAACGCCCGGCGTTGAAGCTGCTGCTTGCCGATATAGAAGAGGACCGGGTCGATGTGGTGGTGGTCTACAAGATTGACCGGCTATCCCGAGCGCTGATGGACTTTGCCAAGCTGGTCGAGGTGTTCGATCGCAACGACGTGACCTTTGTCAGCGTCACCCAGTCGTTCAACACAACCACATCAATGGGGCGGTTGACGCTCAACATTCTGCTGAGCTTCGCGCAATTCGAGCGTGAGGTCATCGGCGAGCGAATTCGCGACAAGGTAGCTGCGTCGCGCAAACGCGGCATCTGGATGGGCGGCTACGTCCCGCTGGGTTATGAGGTCAAGGACCGCAAGCTCATTATCAAGGAAAGTGAGGCCGCAATCGTCCGCATGATTTTCGAGCGGTTCGTCGCGGTGGGATCGGCTACCGCCTTGGCGCGGGCTCTTGTTGCCGAGGGTGTTCGCACCCGGCGCGGGCGGCTCGTTGACAAGGGCTTCCTCTACAAGCTCCTTGCCAACCGGGTGTATATCGGCGATGCCGTCCACAAGGGGACAGCCTATCCCGGCGAGCACAAGCCCATTGTCACCCGCGAGCTCTGGGACAGAGTGCGTGCAACCCTGCAGGTCAGCCCGAGAATGCGCGCCGGTAGCACGCGGGCATCGACGCCAACTCTGCTGAAGGGGCTGCTGTTTGGCCCGACTGGTTGCGCCATGAGCCCGACCCATACGCGCAAAGGCGACAAGCTCTACCGTTATTACATCAGCCAGTCCGTGATCAAACGCGGAGCCGGGGGCTGTCCCGTAAGCCGCGTGCCCGCCGGCGAGATCGAGAATGCCGTGGTGAACCAGCTGCGGGGCATGCTGCGAGCGCCAGAAGTCATTATCGCCACATGGCTCTCCGCCCGCCCAGAACTTGGGGACCTGTCAGAGGACGATGTGCGTGAGGTGCTGGCCGGGCTGGACCCGCTCTGGGATGAGCTTTTTCCCGCAGAGCAAACCCGGGTCATTCAGCTTCTGGTGGAGCGCATCGACGTCGGTCTTACCGGGCTCAAGATGCGCCTGCGGGTCCAAGGCGTCGCCCGCATGGTTCAGGACCTCGCGGGAATTACCGCCGCCAACCGGCGGGCCGCCTGATGGAACACACCCAGACGGTCACCGTCGAGATACCCTTCACCATCCGCAAGCGCGGCGGCCGCAAGCAGATCATCACTCCCGACGGGGCATCGGGCTGGGTTTCCCCGCGCGCGCGGATCGACAACACCATGATCAAGGCAATCGCGCGCGGCTTTCGTTGGCGCAAACTGCTGGAAACCGGGGTCTATGGGACCATCGAGGAGATTGCGGAGGGGGAAAAGATCAACTCGTCCTACGTCAGCCGGTTGCTTCGGATGACGCTGCTCGCGCCGGAAATCGTGGAGGCGATTCTGGATGGCCGCCAACCCGCTGACATGACCCTTGCTCTGCTGATGCAGCCGTTTGGGGTGCTGTGGGCGGAGCAGAGCCAAGAATTTCAGGGTCTCTGAGCGGGAATCTTTCCGGCAAACACGATTTACCGGCCCAAACTCAGCCTGGGCGATTGCGAAGTTCGCCAACAATGGGGTTCCAGCATGAGGAGCCGCATGAAAACGTTCATCTCATCGTACGCGCAGAACCACTTCGGGGTGCTCATCGACGCGGCGCGCATCGCGCCGGTGGCCGTCACCAAGTACGACAAGCCGTTCCTCGTGGTCATGGCGGTGGAGGAGTTCAAACGGATGAAACGACCGTTCGGGAACGGTGCGTCGGTAGCCGAAGCGAGCCCTA